TGTGTAGAAGAGACAGCATCAAGGCCGCCGGCAAGCACGGCCCGTCATGGTGGGCTGAGGGCGTACTCGAGCTCGACGGCGGATCGAGCACCGGGCTGCGGAATGCGTGGGACGAGGCGCGCGCCTGGACGATGCAGGAAGACCGCTGGTTCAATCCCTCGTCCAAGGAGATCTGCATCGCCGAGCTCTGGTATCGGCGATGGGTGACGGCCACGATCATCAAGACGCCTGACGGTCGCGTGGTCGAGTACGACGAGAACAACCAACGCCACGTCCTTGCCGTCGCGCAGGGCATGGCCGACGTCGAGCGGGCGATCGTGACCCGCGTTCGCAGGGCGTTCTGGCTGGGGCCGCATCTGCTGCACGATGGCCCGACGCCATACCCGCACCGGCACTTTCCCTATGTGCCGTTCTTCGGCTTCCGGGAAGACACCACCCGCGTGCCGTTCGGCTACGTGCGGTCCATGAAGTACGCGCAGGACTCGCTCAATTCCGGCATCAGCAAACTGCGCTGGGGCATGAGCGTGACGCGCGTCGAGCGCACCAAGGGCGCCGTCGACATGACCGACGCCCAGCTCCGCCGGCAGGTGGCCCGGCCCGACGCTGACATCGTGCTCAACGCGCAGCACATGGCGACGCCTGGATCTCGATTCGAGGTCAAGCGCGACTATCAACTGACGGACCAGCACTACCAGATGCTGCAGGACAACCGCGCGGCGATCGAGCGCGTATCGAGCGTGACCGCCGGATTCATGGGCAAACAGGGCACGGCCAAGTCGGGCGTCCAGGAGCAAACCCAGGTCGAGCAGAGTAACCAGTCGCTCGGCAAGATCATGAGCAGCTTCCGGGCGGCCCGAACCCAAGTCGGCGAACTGCTGCTGAGCCTGATCGTGCAGGACATCGGCAGCAAGCGGACGGCCGTCGTGATCGAGGGTGACGCCATCACGCCCGATCGCACCGTCGTGCTCAATGCGCCCGAGGCGGACCCGCAAACCGGCCTGACCTACCTCTCCAACGATCTGCTGCGCACCCGCCTGCAGGTAGGCCTTGAGGACGTGCCGACCAGCAACACCTACCGCGGCCAGCAGCTCAATGCGCTGTCCGAGGCCGTCAAGAGCCTTCCCGGCCAGTACCAAGCCGCCGCAATGCCGTTCCTCGCCTCGCTCATGGATGTGCCGTTCAAGCGCCCACTCATCGAGGCGCTGCGCAAGGCCGGCGAGCAGGAATCGCCCGAGGCGGTCGAAAAGCGCGTGCGCCAGGAAATCGCGAACGAGCTCAAGATGCGCGAGCTCGATCTCAAGGAGCGTCGCGGGAATAGCGAGATCATGGAGATCGAGGCGCGCGCTGTGCAGATCGGCGTGCAGGCTGCATTCTCCGCGATGCAGGGTGGCGCCCAGGTGGCTCAGATGCCCATGATTGCCCCGATCGCCGACGCGATCATGCAGGGCGCCGGATACCGCCGGCCGAATCCGATGGGGGATGACCCAAATTTCCCGCAACCCGTGGCACCGCTGCCGCCCGCCCCTGGTGCCGGTGGCGGCGTCGCGCAGAACACGAGCCCCACCTTCCCGCCGCTGCCTGACGACGGCGGCTCGCCGATGCGCGGTATCGAGACCGCGCGCACGTCAGACAACATGCCAACCTGACCAACAACCCCTCGCAGATCACCAGGGCCCGCCTCGAGCGGGCTTTTTTGCGCCCGCATTTCCCGAAGGGCTTCCCGCCACTTTCCCGCAGGGCACAAGCCTTACCCCCTGTAGGGCTGGAGTCTCCTGACTGTGCTCTCGACACTCGCGCCAAGCCGAGCCACGGCGACACGCGGGAAACCGCACTGCTGAACCCCATTGCGGCCACGGCGATATGTGGCGGGACAGGCGAATGAGTGAACAAGCACAAAACGAGTACATCGCGTCGCTGAATGGCGAGCTGACGGCCGAGCAGGCTGCGCAGCTCCTGGAAATGATCGGCAACGAGGGCGATACCGGCACGACCACGCCGGACACATCGACGCAGCCCGGCGTCGATACCGACACCCAGACCACGAGCGACGACGGCGAGCAACCCGCGGCAGAAACGCAGCAGGCCAATACGGGCGAGCCCGATCCGGCCGGCGCGGTCATCCTTGCGCGGGACGGAAAGCACACCATCCCCTACGAGAAGCTGGCTGCATCGCGCGCTGCTGAACAGCACTGGCGCGGAGTGGCGCAGGAGGCCGAGCGAAAGCTCGCCGAACTGCAAGCCAACGCCAGCGCGCGCGCCGAAGCCGGCGAAGCGCCGACGAAAGCCGACAACCAGCTCGCAGCCGCTCAGGCGGCCATGGATGCGGGCGCTGATCCGGCGATCTTCGGCGACTTCTCCGAAGAGGATCTCGCAAAGGGCATCAATACGCTCATCGACCAGCGCGTCGCGGCTTCGGTCGCGAAGGCGCTGGAGCCGCTGCGGCAGAAGGATGCGGTGGACGCGACCGCGGCGCACTACCGGGCGATTTACGACAAGCACCCCGACGCCGACTCCATTGCGGAAAGCAAGGAGCTCGCGGACTGGATCGCATCGAAACCGTCCTTCATGCGCCCGTCGCTGGAATCCGTGCTTGACGCCGGAACCTCCGCCCAGGTGATCGAGTTCTTCGACACCTTCAAGCAGGAATCCGGGATGACGCGTTCAACCGCAGCCCCCGAGGCGGGGCAGGGCGACGCCCTGCGGTCCGCCCGGGAGGCTGCAAACAAGGCCATCCAATCCGCCGCGCCCAAGGTGCCGGCCAGCCTGTCGGACTTCCCCGGCGGGCGTGCCGCAGGCCTCACGCGCGAGGAGCAGTTGGCCCAGCTCAACGGAATGGAACTGCTCGACGCCATGCAGTCCGGAAACATGACCCCGGAACAGATCGAGCGGTTCTTGAACAACCTCTAAGGAGTAGCTCGAATGACTACTAAGACTGCGGCTCGCTTCGGCGATCCGACCAACATGGTGCAGCAGGCTGTGGGGCTCTTTGCTACCCACATGCAGCGCAACAGCACCATGAACCGCCTCGCCGGAAAGATGCAGACGGGCGAAGCGGGCGCTGAGGCCACCCTGCGCAAGCAGACGACCCAGCACATGCCCATCGTGCGCTGCCAGGATCTCTCCAAGGGCAAGGGCGACGAGGTGGAGTTCCACCTGCTGAACCCGGTTGGCGCCAAGCCGATCATGGGCAGCAAGTATGCCGAAGGTCGCGGCACCGGCATGTCGATCACCGAGGACCGGCTGCGCGTCAATCAGGCGCGTTTTCCACTGGACCTGGGCGACGCCATGACCGCGCTGCGCAGCCCGGTGGAATTCCGCAAGCTCGGCCGCCCCGTCGCGCAGAACCTGATGGACCGCTACGTCGACCAGTCCCTGCTTACGCATATGTGCGGCGCCCGCGGCTACCACAACAATATCGAATGGGTGGTGCCAACCACGGCCGACCCCGAGTTCGATGAAATCATGGTGAACCCGGTCCAGGCGCCAACCAAGAACCGCCACTACCTCGCCGACGGCGATGCGGTGAAGCTGTTCGCGGTGAATGGCGGCGAGGTGGACATCACCACGGCCGACTACTACACCATGGACACGGTCGACAGCATGCGCACGGTGCTCGACCAGATTGCGCTGCCCCCGCCGATCGTCAAGTTCGAGGGTGACAAGGCCGCCGACGACTCGCCGCTGCGCGTGTGGATGATGTCACCTGCGCAGTACAACAAGTTCGCTGCCGACCCTGCGTTCCGTCAGTTCCAGGCATCCTCGCTGGCGCGCGCGAGCCAAGCCGGCCAGCACCCGATTTTCTTGGGTGAGGCGGGCCTGTGGAACGGTTTCCTGCTCATCAAGATGCCGCGCCCGATTCGCTTCTACGCAGGCGACACGGTGAAGTATTGCGCCGCCTACGACTCGGACGCTGAATCCAGCGTGCTGGTGCCGGCCTCGTTCAGCACCACCCACGCCATCGATCGCTCGGTCATCTTGGGCGGGCAGGCCGTGGCGGAGGCGCTTGCGTCGTCCGACAAAGCCAAGATCCCGTTCTTCTGGAGCGAAAAGGAGCTCGACCACGGCGACAAGGTCGAGCTTCTGATCGGTGCGATTCGCGGCGTCTCCAAGATCCGCTTCGAGGTCAATACCGGCAGCGGCAAGGAGTTCACCGACTACGGCGTGACCGTGATCGACACCGCGGTGCCGACCATCGGCCCCCGCAACTGATAGGAGGATAGCGTCATGGCTACCGTTACCATCAACCAGCATCACAAGCGTCAGTTCGGCGGGTTTTCGCCCTTCGGCAACCTCAGCACGTTGCCGTTCGAGCTCAAGACCAACGCCACCGGCGCGGCGATCGGCTCCAACTCTTCGGCGGCGATCGCCTCCGGCGACGTCGTGGATCTCGGGCCGCTGCCGGCCGGCATGCGCCTGGACGACGCGATGATCCTCGTGCTCGTCGCGATGACCGCCCTCGTTACCGGAAGCCTTGGCTTCAAGTACGAGGACGGCGTGGATAGCACCGAGGTGCCCCAGGACGCCGCGTACTTCGGTGCCGGCCTCGTCCTCAACACCACCGGCCGCCTGCGCGCCGCGACTGCGAAGCTCGTGACGCTGCCCAAGCCCGCCCGACTCATCCTGACCACGGCCGGCGCCGCCAACGCCAAGGCCAGCGACGTCCGGGTGCTGGTCACTGGCGAGCTCACCGGCTCGAAGTAAGCGAAGCTCCACGGGGCGGGCGGGATGACCGCTCGCCCCGCAATCCATCGAGGACGACATGAAGAACGAACTCATCGCTCGCGTTGCGCACGAAATCAATCGGGCCTACTGCGCCTCGTTGGGCGACAACTCGCAACCCGAATGGGAAAGCGCCCCGGAGTGGCAGCGCGCCAGTGCGCTGGCCGGCGTGCAGATGCACCTGCAGAACCCCGACGCCACCCCCGAGCAGTCGCACGAGTCCTGGTTCGCCGACAAGCTGGCCCACGGCTGGAAGTACGGGCCGGTCAAGGACGCAGAGAAGAAGGAGCACCCCTGCTGCGTGCCCTATGCGGAGCTCCCGCCCGAGCAAAAGGCGAAGGACTACCTTTTCCGCGCCACCGTGCATGCACTCAAGAACATCCCCGACGCCGATGATGCCGTCGCCGCCGCCACGATCGCCGCCGTCCGCGCGACTCAGCCCGCCCAGGCCACGCCTGACGCCGTCGCGGTGCATTACATCGGCCGCCGCCCCCGCTGGCACGACACCATCTACCGCACCGGCCTGTACTTCGATGCCGGTCAAGTCCGCGCCGTGCCGCTCGAGATTGCTCGCAAGCTGCTCCGCCACCAGGATCTGTTCGCCGAGCTGCAGCAGACCGACGACGACCCCCCGCGTTACGACCAGCATTATCTGGACGACGTCGAGCGTGAGGACGACGACACCGCCGAGCTGCTCGAGAAAGGCAAGGACAAGGCCGACAAGGTCGAGCAATCCCTGACCGAGATCCAGGCGCTGTACGACCAGATCGACCGCATGGACAAGCCCGGCCTGCTGCACTTCGCCAAGACGCAGTACAAGCAGGATCTGGACGCCCGCCGCTCGGTCGCCAGCCTGCGCGCCGAGACGAAGTCCATGATCGACCGCTTCGGCGTGGTGTGACATGAATCTCCGCGAGCTGATTCACCGCGTTCGCGTCCTGAGCGACGATCTGAACACGCCCTATCTCGCGCACGACGAGGACATCCGGGATCGGCTCAACGAGGCGGAGACAGAGGCCGCCATCCGTGGCCGGATTCTCCGCGTCACCGCGGAGATCAACCCGGCGCTGTGCGAGATCGACGCCAGCGCCGGCGAGGCCGTCCACGTACTGCACCCGGCGCTGTACGAGATCAGTCACCAGTCCTGGCGGAAGGCCGGGGAGACGCGCCGCGAGCCGCTCCGGCTGGTTTCGCGCGAGTGGATCGACGGCGCCATCCCGGACTGGCGAAACCTGGACTCGGCCCAGCCCGAGTTCCTTGTTCGCGACGAGGGTATGGTTCAGCTCGTGCCTGCGCCCGACGCCGCGGGCACGATCCTGCTGGAAGGCTACCGCCTGCCGCTTTCGCCAATGGTGGATGACGGCGACGAGCCCGATATTCCGCCAGTCCATCACGTCCACCTGTGCCAGTGGGCGCTGTACCTGGGCTACTCGGTCCCGGATGCGGATCTGCACAACCCTGGCGCTGCTGCGGCGGCCGAGGCCGAATTCAGGCGCTACTTCGGTGCGCGCCCCGACTCGGATCTGCGCCGCTCGACCCGAGACGACGAAACCCAGCACGTCGCGGCCTACTGGCCGTAGCCCCCTGTAGGGCTGGCTGCACCGAGCTAGCGCCGCAAGACTGCGCGCAATACGCACGACAGCCGACGCCATGCCGAAACTCACCGCAGACATCAAGCCCAGCCAAACCATCACGATCGGCGACACCACCGTGCGGCTCGAGCGCAAGTCGGGCCAGATTGCCCGGCTAGTGATCGACGCGCCGGAGCAGGTCCGAATCACGCTCCCAAGGCAGGCCGGCCCCGCACAAACGGGGGGCCGCTCCGATGCCTGAATCCGATATCAACGTCGTCATCACCCGTTTGGGAATCCTCTCGGACGACGTTGGCGAGCTGAAAGAGACGCTGCGCCAGATCGCGACTGCCGTGACAAGGCTCGCGCTCGTCGAGGAACGTCAGAGCCAGACGAACGAGGCGCTGGGCCGCGCATTCAAGTCGATCGACAAGATCGACGGCAAACTGACCACGATCGAGCAGCGCGTTGCCACGATCGAGAAAGAGATACCGATGCAGCGCCAGGCCAGCGGATGGGTGCTCTCGGCGGTGTGGGCTGCGGCCGGGGCCGCAGTGTTGTTCGTCGCGAAAAAAGCGGGGATCGTATGAAGCCCGACAGGTCACTGAACTGGCCCATCGCCTACGAGGCCGTGGAGCTCATCGCCGAGGTCGAAGGCTGTCGGCTCACCGCATACCGCTGCCCAGCGGGCGTACCGACGATCGGATGGGGCCATACACGCGGGGTGCGTATGGGCGACACCTGCACACAAGAACAGGCCGACCGATGGCTCCTGGACGACGTAACGGAAATGGCCGACGGCGTTCGGAGCGTGCTCAAACGAGAAGCGGCCGGCGCCGAGCTTGGCGCAATGGTGTCGTTGGCGTTCAACATCGGGATGGGCAGCCGCGCTCGCAACATCGCGGGATTCGAGACATCGACCGTACTCCGCAAGCACAACGAGGGCGACCGCCAGGCCGCGGCGCGGGCCTTCGGGCTGTGGAACAAGGCCACGGTCAATGGCGTCAAGCAAGTCCTGCCAGGCCTGACCGCCCGCCGCGCCCGTGAGGCTGCGCTGTACCTCGCCGACCAAGGGCAGCCGATGGCGCAAGCGGTGTTGCCCGAGTCGTCCATGGCACAAAGCCCGATCGCGCAAGCCAGCGTCACCGCAGCAGCCACCGCTCTTGCGGGCGTGCTGACCGAATCCACCGACACCGGCAAAGCGATTGCCGCTGCGCTCGGGATCGAGCCGATGTGGGGCGTGCTGCTGGCTGTGCTCTGGACCAGCGGAGTGGCGCTCTACCAGCGCATCAAACAGCGCCGGGAGGGCTGGGCATGAGCTACACCGAGCTGCCGATGGCCTGCCGCCAGTGCG